CTTGGGCTACCAGTCAATAAGGCTTTGGGCATGGTGGGAATCGGAGAGACGACTTTCTATCATTGGATGAGTCGAGGCATGATTGAGAATGAGCGCTTATCAACCGTAGTGGGAGCCAAACCTAACCCTGATGAAGAAATATATTTGAATTTTTGGAAGTCGGTTACGCGGGCGAGAAACGAAGCAATAGCCAAAAAGGTCGCAGTTGTCTCCTCCGCCGCCGCTCAAGGTGATTGGAAAGCATCCGCGTGGTGGTTAGAGCGTCAGGTACCCGATGAGTTCGGTCGTATCGATAGACAAGAGATTCTAAGTCAATCCGTATCTGAAGTAAGGGTCACCGTATCTATGGGCGAACTTCAAGACAAGATTGCGAAAGTTTTGGAAGCAAGGAAGAAATGAGTGAACGGCTATTAGATAAATTTCTTGCTAGTCATCCTGATGAACAGGCGACACTTCTCGCAATGCTCACAGATGAAGAGCGACACGCGCTCGCCGTAATTCTTGATGCTGAGTTGGCTAACCCTTGGGCAAGATGGGAAAGAGACCCAATTGGATTTATTGAAATTGGATTAGGTGAAACTCTTTGGTCCAAACAGAAAGAGATTCTTTTATCCATTCGCGATAATAAACGAACAGTTGTTCCCGCTTGTCATGCGCCGGGTAAATCTCATCTAGCGGCGAGAGCGGTCGCATGGTGGCTATCAGTTCACGCACCCGGGACCGCAATTGCAATTACCACAGCAGGAACCTTTAGACAGGTTAGAAACATTATGTGGGCGAATATCCGTCGCGTCCATGTGAAGAATAATCTTCCGGGTGAAATCCTGACTACGCAATGGAAGATTGATGACACCGTAGTTGGATACGGATTCAGTCCAAGCGCTCATGATGAAACAGCCATCCAAGGTATCCACGCACCTAATCTTTTAATTGTTGTCGATGAAGGCGGTGGTATCTCTGATGTGATTGGTACAGCCCTTGAAGCGCTTATGACTGGTGGCAATACCAAACTCCTCGTTCTCGGAAACCCGCCGACCGATTCTGAGCAGACATGGTTTGAGCGAATCTGCTCGAGTCCGCTTTACAACATCATTCCAATAAGCGCTTACGAGACTCCAAACTTCACAGGCGAACCGACGGGTCTTTGTAAATCTTGCCCTGATTACATTGAAGCCCATGAGGTGCGGACGCATCTTGTCGATGAAGCGTGGGTTCGTGATGTCATCTCTGAGTTCGGTGAGGATTCGCCATTCGTTGAAGCGCGTATCCATGCAAGATTTCCTAAAGCATCCACAGGCAAAGTTATCCCTTTCGCTTGGGCTGAAGAGGCAACACTTAATGAAGAGCCAGTTGAATCTAATCTAATTCGTCTTGGCATTGATATTGCATCCGATGGTGGCGATGAGTTCGTTATCGCGAAGGCTGACGGGTATCGAATCAGTATCGTTCACCGTTCATCAGGAAAACAAAATGCCAACGCGGTCGATGTCGCAGGTTTGGCAATGCGTGAAATTGAAAAATGTATTGAGATACATAAAGAGCGCGGAATTGATAATCTAGTTCAGGTCAAGATTGACACAATCGGATTAGGTTGGGGTGTTGTCTCCTTGCTCGATAGATGGGTACGCGAGCGCCAATTGTCTGCAAAGATAATCGGGGTCAATGTTGCAGAGAAGCCAAAGGACCAAGGAAAGTTCAAGAATCAAAGAGCGGAGATGTGGTGGAACGCTCGACAATTGATTCAGCCCAAAGATGGTAAACAGGAAGTTCGCCTCGATGTCGATAGATTTGTTTTGGCTCAGTTGGCTGGTCCGACCTATTATTCCGACGCCTCGGGTCGTATCGTAATTGAATCTAAAGTGGATATGAAAAAGCGCGGAGTTGCATCACCTGACCGAGCCGAAGCCGTATTGTTGGCGCTCTACGAATCTCGCTCAGTTATCCCTAGCATTGCTCCTATGTCAATTGGTCAATCGAATCCGTGGGATATGAGGAATCTATGAAATCAAATTGGGATTTAGATTTACGCTTTGGTCAAGAGGGTGAAATCCTCGTTAATCAATTCTTGACCGCACCGATAGAAACGATTGAGGTTAAGCGAGATAGAAGATGGAAAGAAACAGGAAATGTCTTTATTGAGTTCGAATGTTGGTCCGATGTTTTATGTCAATGGTATCCATCGGGTCTATCAATTACGAAGGCGAGCCATTGGGCGTTTGTTCTCGAGGATTCGGTAGTTATTGTCCCGACCGAGAAAGTAAAAAAAACGGTAGCAAAATACGGTCGCCGAGTTGAAATGAATCGCCCCGAGTATTCGACCAAGGGCTTTCTAATTACGATTGAAGATTTATTTAGACCCTAGGGCTTTTCTGAATCTTCAAAGTTCCAGTCAATCTCAATCCACCTAGAATCGAGATAAGCCTTGATTGATACGCCAAGGGCAACGATGCTAATTACTAGCGCCAAGATTTCCATGAATCATCCTAACTTTTGCGAGGACAATCATCATACGGGAATTCTTCCTGTTCCTCGCAACCGCACCAGTTAAAAATCTCAACTTGCTTGGCATGATTCAATTCTGCCAATTCACCCCAACTCATTGATTGTTGCGATAGGTCCATTAGGCAACCGCCTGACATTCATGCCAATCCAAGTTCGCCGTGTCCCACTCGCTGTTGAGGTTGTAGGTTCTGCCGCACTTTTGACAACTGGCTCTGACTTCGCCTGATTCTGATTTTGTAAATCTCATTAGGCGACCTCCTCATATTTGACGGCGCCTTTGATTGCGCCGAGTTTGGTAAATGTTTTTTCGCCCTTGACCTCGTACTTGCCATTGACCAGTTCGATAGTCCTTGAGCCGTATTCGACCCGATAGGCGACCCATGCGAATCCCTTATCGGTGAACTGGTAGATGTAGAAGTATTCGATGTCGCTGTCCTTGATTCGGTCATTCCATAGGGAATCAAAGGAATCGTAGGTCACGGCTTGCTCGAACTCCGTGTCGCTATAACTTTCCTTCTTGGATGGAACGCCGGTCAAACTACTGCGATTGCCATACTTCAAAAGTTTCTTGACCGTATCTAGTTCGCGATAGTTCAAGAAGAGTTGAAGCCCTACGCCGGTTGGATAACCGTCGAAGTGCGTGTAGATGGTTTTGATTGAACCGTCTTTATTCTTTAGACCGATGATTGACCTTGTAGCCATTAGACGACCTCTCTCTCTTTTGCTAGTTGTGTTATCGCCTGAAGAACCTCGACAGGCAACTCTTCGATTCTTGTCAAACCGCTGACATACTTACCACCGTTGAATTGTTCAATCACTTTGATGAATTCTTTGTAAGCAGGGTTGTAAATTTCTTGCTTGAACTTTTCTCTTTCAGCCTGAGCGACCCTTGCCTTAGCCTCAGAGATTTTGTACTGCACATGATATTCAGCCTGACCAACTTCATATTCAGCCCATGGAATCCACAACTGGCTCAACTGGAGAACTTTTTGAAACTTGCCGTTGTAACCTTGAACTTCGACAAGAACTCCATTGCCTTTTGCGGTTTTCCATATCTTGCCACCGTAACTTTTCTTATAAGGTTCAATCGCAACGATGGTTGCTTTGTAATGATTATGAGTCCACGCGCTATATTCGTGCTGTCTCTTGTTGCTGTAAGCCCATTCTTGACCTACTTGTAACTGACTTCTTTTAGCCATTTTGTTCTCCTCTCTAAGAACAACCCCAGTTTATCATAACTGGGGTTAATAATCAATGTGTGTGACTCTGACCTTTTGGCTTGCCATCCCATAGGGAAGCATGGGAGAAAGAGTTCAAAGTTACATAGTAACTTTCCTCATCCTTCCAATCGAAATGCTTGATTTTGTGACGGCTGACTGGATAGGTCTTGGTTATGAATGGATTGATATTTCCGAATTCATCTTCCTTGTCATCCCAGTTCCGCACCTGATATTCGGAGACATCGGTAGGCACGACATCTTCATGCGCCCATCCAGTTACCTCGACTATCTTTGAGCGCACCTGTTGAATCCATACTGATTTATCGCTGACCTTGACCACCTTATAGAAATCGATATTGGTTTGGTCGTAGCCCCATGATGAGTAAAGGATGTCGCCTATTTTTGGCTGAACCTTAACTTTCTCGATTGTTGCTGTACTCACGCGATTACCTCACATTCAGCATTTTGAAGGATGAGGTCTCGAACTCTTTCTCTATCAACGCTATCTCCGCCGCCCCAACCGCCATAATAAGCATTAGCAGATTCAACATATTTTTTTACTGCCTTGATGATAACTGGCAGAGTTGCTCCCTTGATTGGATAAACACCAGTAACAG